CCTATTCGCTAAGACATTAGCCATTAGTTACTCCTAGCTTGGGTCAGGAATACCTACATCTAATGCTTCCAATGAGAATGTGTTTCCTGTTGTTACAGACTGCGAAGCAGTAAGCGCACCAGTTACCAACAATCTGCTGTTTGTGGTATCGGTTATCGCGTAGTGAGTAGCCGTTCCTGTAGCTGTTACGCTTCCACCTGATATAGCACTAAGCGTTACCTTACGCCCACCGCCTGTTCTGTCTGCTGGTGCAGAAATAGTAATAGTTGTTGTGTTTCCTAACGTTTGCGAAGATGTTGCTTCTGCAAATGTCGTGCTTTCTGCGCTTGTAATATCTACTCTATTGGCTTCTGTATCAAGGACGGTCAGCCCATTGTCCAGTACCCTATCTGCTATTGATGCCATTTAATAACTCCTTATTTTAATCCTACGGCCTGAACCGCTTGTTTTGCCACGTTCACTTTCTGCATTTATAGCATCTATAGAACGTTGATACAACGCTGACCACGTTTGTATTCTTTGATCCTCTGCCAAAAACGGTGCGCTGTGCATAAGACTACCGTATAAATAAGCGTCTGGATAATTTGTTAAAAGCCAATTTGTTGATACTGTAGAACTTAAATTATCTATGTTTGTATAATACAAAAGTTCTAGCGTGTAATTAGTATCTGGCGTTGGAAAAACCTCTATAGATCCATCTAATAAAGCATATAATTCTGGCCTGCCTGATGTATCTGACGCTTCCGCTCTTCGCTGCGAAATTTCAAAAGGACCAGCCTGCTCTAACGTATGGACCTCTGAGGTAGTTATTATAAACCGAACTGGCTCTCTAAAATCATCTGGCAACGAGCTATATTGCGTGTTTAAAGTAGCTGTAGACCTTTTTTCCATTCTCCAATGCCTAATTTCTCGCTCCATACCAACTTCAGCTAAACGAATAAAATCTGGTATTTCATTTGTTAAATCAGTTCTGTCTAAAAAGTCAGCTATAATAGCTTTTAACTCACTATATGTTGTCAGTGCCATCAGTATAATCCTTTATCTTTACACGATAAAACTTCTGCATTGTATCAGTTTCATATTCTTTAATGACCTCAACTTCATATTTTTCATAGGCATCCATAAATCCTAATCCAATATCATCAGTGTCCATTTCGTACACTTTCATTCGCCTGCCCTTTTTAAATATTCGATTAGTTCTCCAACTAACCCATCTCTTTTGCTCACATCTTGCGGTATTACTTTTTGAAACCTAGTATACACGTTTGGACGGTATTTTCTATTGCTTAATCCTAAAAATCCAAATTGTTTTGCATATTTCATAGCTCTTGCTGTAGCTAATTCATTTATTTCTGCTGGATTAAATTCTTTTTTATATTTAGCTGCTAGATCTTTTACTTCTTCCAATGCTATAGGAAAAAACCTATCTATGTCTTGGCTTATATCATAAAATCCTTCACTTGGCTCTCTAGCATGATGGACATAATCACCTAATCCGCTTTCAGGAAAATAATTCTGATCCCCAAAATATGATTGCGGTGGGTAATCTTGTAGTATTACCTCTGGCTCTTCACGAAAAGGAGTTAACCTTGTTCCTCTGGCTAAATTTCTTTCAGATCCTCTAATATTAGGATTAGTCAAATGTTGAAGCGGATCTATAACTTCTAAAGGTTTATCAGAGTAATGAAACAAATCTAACAGACCTTTAAGTAATTTACCTGCACCCTCTGCTCCATCCAAATATCTTCTAGCCATTAATCACCCCAAGTCTTAATGATCTCTTCAAGCTCTTTTAGCTCAAGTCCATCTGGCATACCTTCTGGATCTACCGCCCAATCTGGCATAATTCCTACCTTCTGATCTGCATATATTGTATCTGCTCCTGAAGCACCTCTGTTTTGATTTGCATATGGGCCAAAGTTTACAAAGCTATTCTGACCCCTTGTCTCTGCCGCCATTGCTCTTCTAGCTTCTGGTGTATACATTCTCATGTGCTGTAGAAAAGCTCTCTCTTCGCCAGCACTTCTAAATTGTGGGTTGCCAGAGCCTAAATGCCCAAAAGTATCATGGACAACTCTAAACGCATCATTGGCTACAGCATCCTCTTTGTCTCCGATTTTGCCAACTTTTGTAAGCATTGGGTTTTTAGAAGCATCGAAAGCAGCGTCACTGCCATATCCAAAATCTGTTGGAAATACAGTTAAGTTTTTATTCTCTACAACGTCCTTATATCCTAATGCTGGTGAAGCAGCGTATGGATCAGGCATATTAGGCTTGAGAAAAGTAAAGTTTAGCCCTGTATCTTTCAAAGCTTTATACTGCGCCATTGTTTCGTCTATTAACGCTTGATAAGCCTTTATAACTTCAGGATCGTTAGGATTATTCTGCATTTTTTCGTATGCAGCAGCAATTAATTTAGCTCGTTTTTCGTCTTGTTTTGGATAACGAATGTAATCTGGAACTTCTATACCAGCTTCTTTAAGGTATTTTTCTTCAGCATTTTTAATTTCAGCTATTTCTCTGGAAGAATATCTTTCGTCATTTATTCTGACTGCTGCTGGCTTACCAGCCTTACCAACCATGTTTACATCAGGATTAGTTTCTAACTTCTCTCCCAAAAGATATGGCCTAGATTTTTTAACTCCTGAAGCATAATCTGCAATGTGGCCCAACAAGCCTGCCATTTGTGCAGTAATAGCCTCGAAAGGCACTTCGTTAGTAATTGCCATTAAATCTCTACCAAGCCTGTCAGAGCTATTTTCGCCCATCCCCAAGCCCTCTAAGGTAGATTGTGTTGCGCCAACCCCTGTGCCAGTTACGCCTCTAAAGGCTGGCTCTAATCCCTGTAATGACCTTAAAAGACCGCCAAGAGGACTAAGATATAACATATCTTGCCTCAAAGCATCTGCGTTGAGAGTGCTTCTATCTACATCAGGCGGCTGCATAATACTGGTTAAATCTTGAAAAGCATCTGACGCTTCGCTATAACCAAAGTTAGTTAGCGGATCTCTACGCTTTCGACCTGTAAGAAAATCTAATAAACGTGACATTATGAACCAAACTCAGCTAAATATGCTTCTATCTCTTCTTTTGTTATTTCAGGTTTCTGCAATAGTTCAACCATTCCTAAACTAATTGGCACTGCACCTGCTGCTACTGAAGCTGATATATTTCTTAAATGTGAAAACTCTGGATCAAATCTAGCAAACGGACTTCTTATCCTATTACCCTTTTGCACCAATACATCTGTTGCTGGCTGTATAGATTGTTTTTGTATTGTTTCATTATATTCTTTAAGTTTTGCTATTTCATCAGCACTCATTCTTTCTATTACGTCTTTGTCCAATGGTGTACCAGTAGGCGTTTGTGGCCCTCTATCTGATACATTAAACAAAGTTGTAGTTTCTAAATTATTTTTGGGCATAGATCTACCTATAAGATCTGTTGTTGTGTCGTAATCATTTTTCATAACATTTGGCCCAAATATTTCTTTTATATTTTCTCCTGTTTTACCTTTGGCTGTATATGGAATGGCAAAATATGGAGTTCCACCTACATCGACCATTGGATCATTAACGTCTTTTTTAACTAACAAAGGGTAAATTTGATTATTTGGCGTTCTGTTTCCAAGTTTAGCATAACTATTAGCTACACCAGAGTTGTCTGTTAAAAAAACAGTGCCATCACTTCCGTAAATAGAAGTTTGCTCTGGACGATCATCAAAAGCTTTTATGTCACTTTTTCTATATGGTGGTATTTCAATTTTATTTCCAAATTTATCAAAATCTGTTTCTGGCATTGCGTCATGTGCGCCATGATACAACATTGTGTCTGTGTCAAACCCCATATCTCTAGCTCTTTGCAACCTAGCTTCAGTAGACATATCAAGCGGTGTATATTTAGCTAAAGTCTCAGGATCAGCCATTGCCATCATATCATCGGTTACTCTGTTTGCTAAACCTTGCTCTCTTAAATTTAAAATATGACCAGCCATTTCTTTCTCTGGATTTGTAGCATTTTTAATGTCAAACAAATTAAATGTTTTAGTTTCCATATTATTAAGAAACTCAAGCAATCCCTCCGCAAATTGAGAAGCAAGTGACGTCCTTCTTTTAGCCATTACCACTTCACCTTATTAGCCCAATATGCTGCTGACATCTTGCCTTTAGCTATATTCTTTGCGTGTCTTGCCTTAAATGATTTAGCTCTTTTTGTCATCTTTCTATCGCCTGTTTTGCCCTGCTGACCAAAGCGAATAGTTTTTATTTTGTCACCTTCTTTGGCAACGACAATGTGGGATTTTGTTTTATGGTTGGGAGTTCTTTTTGGTTTGTTGTAACCACTAACACCAGCACGTTTGAGGCGGCTATCTTTTTTCTTTTCAGCCACATCAGCCACCCATTAGGATTTTTCGAAAGATAGACATTTTCCTATTATCTGGTGTAGCCCTTTTCATCGGAGTAAAATCAGTGCGTGGTTGGAATACACCTTGGTCATTATAAATATATTCTTGACGTTCTGGTATTGTAGCTCTTCCTATGTCATCTGCCAAATTGAACATGCTACTTACCATGCCTCCACCTTCATACCGTCCACCACTTGCTTGTGGACCGCCACGATCTGTTGCGTCTGTAATATCTCTAAAACCTATCTGCTCTCTAGGAATTACATAG